TACTGGTGAATTGGAAGCAATATTTGGACAACTTGACAGAGGATTAGAGAGAAAGGGTTCTTTCTTTCACAGAACAATCACTAAAATGTTGGAGACTTCTCCAATTTTTGCAATTAATCTATTAGTTACAGATGACAACCTTGATACAATCGAGTATCAATCGTTATCTACATCGGCTGTTTATAACAACGATATCGAAAGATTAGGAGCATATAGAAGATTTTTTGATACAACAGGATTCTGGAAAAGAGACACTGAATCTTTCATTAATTTAACTAAAAATAATACTGGATACTCTGAAAGAGCATTTAATATTACTAACCTATCTGACAGAAATATAACAGTATTTATATTCAAGTCGTCGATGACTGGTTTTGATAGAACTTTACTTGAGTGGTATGGTTCAGTTGAAAAAATGCCTCCTTACGTTAATAAAAATGACTTCGCTTCTGATTATATGGTTGACGTTGTTGTTGTTGGTGGTGATTGGTCTAACTATCAGCAATTAGGTGTTGATCCAAGATGGAGTGCTTACTTTAACGCTTCTGGTTTAAGAAAAGAACAAATTAGAAACTTTGCTAACGATAGAAACGTTACACTTTTAGCTTATTATGAAGGTCTTTCTTTAATTCCATACTTTAGAGATTTGAATGGTAGAAATATATTTATCGAAACTACAATCAATAGAGATACAGATAGAACTGGTCTATTCTGTGCATTTAACAATGATTTAGTTGAAAAAGACTACTACACAGGAATGGTTGACCTTTTAGGTAATACTCTTGTTGGTAAAGAAGAAGTAGAGATTGATTTCTTATCTTATAAGGAAACAATCACTGAGTCAGTTGAAATTGTTAATACTCCTCTTGACTTACCAGGTAACGTAACAGCAATGCTAGGTGTTGATCCATATATTGGAACATTTTCTTATAGTGGACAAGCTAGTCACGCATTTGCTAACGGTGGTTTTGGTCCTAACTCAAGTGGTGATAGTCCATTAACAAGTGGTATCGTCTACAATGGTGATAATAGAACAGCTTGGTTCGCAGAAGGAGCTGTTTATAATGTTACAAGAGGTTCACTTACTACAAGTACATCATCAATCACAGTTACTTATGATGTAGCTGGTGGTAATGGATTCGCTGTAATAAATGATACTTATGTTTCTGTAGGAGCAACTACATCATTGGTGATTAGTGCATCTGATTATACACTTAGTAACGCTACTGCATCTTATACAACAGCTTTCATTATTGATGCAACTGGTGAGATATTAAGTGTAAATAGTTTAACTAAAGATATTAATCCATCTGTTGGTCAAAATGACATAGTGTTAGGTTATATCACATTTGATGTTTATCAAGGAACATTTGTTAACTTAGGTGGTTTATCGGTTAGTAATGTTTCTGTAACTAACCAAGGATTTAATGACTATAGATTTGGTACTCAATCTGGTGATGACTTTTACATCACTGAGCCTTCAACGGGTGTTCTTAAATTTGAGTTTACTGGTACAAACACAGTTTCTAAAACAAGTGAGTACGAGCAATACAGAAGATTTAAGATGTTTAATAGATTGACTGCTTTAATTGATGGTCCTAATAAATATAAAATGACAATGTTAATTGGTAGTGCTACATCAAGTACACCAACTACTTTCGAGAAAGCTTCATTGGCAAATATGGAAATAAGTAGTATAGTTACTTCAACTACTCAAAATAAATCATTCTTACTTGATACTAAATTGACATCTTCGCAATTAGCGGAAATTAAATTAGGATATTTTGTACTTTACACTGAGGATAATGAGTTCTTACTTGGTACTGATGGTGTTATCACAAAAGATACAGTAGCTAATACTGCTCAGGGTGGAATTGGTGTTGTTGGTAAATACTCAAAATTCTATACAAGATATTTTGACGGTAACATTAATAGTAAAGACTTCTTCTATGATAATAGATTATATGTTGACTCATCTGGATCATCAAATGCAGTATTAGGTGATACAGTTAATGTTACATTTATTGACGGTGAGACAGCTACATCAGCTACATCATCTTACGCTGGGTATGATTACATCATATTTGATTCTAGTGTTGCTAGTTTTGACACTGAGATTGATTTACAAGTTCAGGAGAAAATACAGTTCCCTGCATCGGTTGATAATAAAGGAGCATTTACTATCGTACAAAACGCAGTAAACTCACTTCAACCACATGCATTAGCTGTGGCACTTGGATTTACTGGTTCTACATACTACGCATACCAAGTTAATGAAGAAGTTGCTTATGAATACTTAACTGATGTTAATTTAGTAAATGACTATCTTACAAAACATTACTTAAGAATGTTCTTAGATTCTAATGGAATTCTTAATGTAGAATTTAAAGATGAAGCTTTAGACGCAGACGTTGATGTAGAAATCGAAGCAAACAATACTTTTTATATTCAGTCTGAAAAAACAAACTTCAAACAAACAATTGAAATCGAAGTACCTGCTGGTTATGTACAAACTGCTAATAAGTGTTTAATTAACGCGGCTCGTTACAGTGAGATAAAAGTTGGTGATTTCTTAGAAGCAAGTTATGTTGTTGGTGATTTACAAACAGGTGAGGCTCCAAGAAGATACACAAGAGTTTTAAGTAAGAGACAATATTCTGGTAACACAGAGTTGACTGAAATTACTTGTGACTCATCAATCGCAATCACAAACTTTGGTGGTGATTTACAAACTACAAGGTTTGTATCTATTGATCAATACGCTAACACTTATAAAGCACTTTCATTGAAAGGATTTAGAATTAGACAAGCTTCTTTACCGGATGGTACTGAAACAAGACAAAACTCAATTCTTAATCTTGTTGCTAAAGGTACACCATTGTTTAAGGCAATCACAAACAAAGAAGCAATTGACTTTAGATATTTGATTGACTCATTTGGTCTTGGATTGACTGAGAGATCAAAACAACAATTGGTTGATATCTGTGGTGATAGATTAGACGCATTTGGATTCTTAAATATGCCTTCTCTAAGACAATTTAAGAACTCTTCTTCTCCGTCATTCGTAAACGCTGAAGGTGTTTTACAAACTGAGTATATCGCTAAAGGTGGTGATCCAGAAAGTTCTCCAGCATTCCTTTACTCATTTGGTGAAGGTTCGGGAACAACTTGTGTAGGTTACTTCACACCTTGGGTTGTTGTTAATGACAACGGTAGACCACTTGAGCATCCACCAGCAGCATTCGTTGCGACAACTTATATGAGAAAACACGTTTCTAATATTGGAAATGTAACTCCTTGGACTATCGCAGCTGGTGTAACAAATGGTAGAGTTACAAGCATCAATGATTTAGAGACAGTATTTACTCCAAGTGATATTGAATACTTAAATCAAGCTCAAATGAACCCATTAGTGTTCAAGAGAAATAGAGGTTATGTAATCGAAACTGAGAATACAGCTCAAACTCTTTATAGATCTGCTCTTTCTTACATACACGTAAGAGAAGTATTGATTGAACTTGAAAGAGAATTATCTAGAATGTTATTAGACTTCCAATGGAAATTTAATACACCTGATATTAGAGCTGAAATTAAACTTAGAGCAGACGTTATCTGTGATACTTATGTAAGTAGAAATGGTTTATACAACTACTTTAATAAGATGGATGATGAAAATAACACTCCTGAGATTATTGATAATCAAATCGGTGTTCTTGATACTTATGTAGAACCAATCAAAGGTATGGGTATCATTGTAAATAACATTACAATATTGAGAACTGGAGCAATTAGTGCAGGTGGATTCATCAACTCATAATTAGAATAAACTTTAATAAAAACCCTCAAAGAAATTTGAGGGTTTTTTTGTTTTAAACACTAAACTTAATGTGTATTGAAACTTATAATAGAGGAGAAAGTTTATCTAATATATAAAAAAAAATAAAAAATTAATATGTCTGAGAATAAGAAAAATGAAATGACAGAAGAAGAATACTTGAAAAGACACTTGTCTGATTTAGAATCTGGAAAAAAACAAGCTGAGAATGCTGCTATTAGTAGTGATATTCCTTTTGTTCAACAAGCAGAAGAGGTGTCAAGAACTACTGATTTGCAGTTCTTCAATATGGATGTAAGAGATTTACCTTGTGGTGATTTCTACCCTACTGGTACACTTTTTATGGTAAGACCTGCTCAAGTAAGAGAAATTCAAGCTTATTCAATGGTTGATGATAATAACTTTTATGACATCATTGAAAAAATGAATGATATGTTACAAGCTTGTGTTAGAATTAAGTATCCTGATGGTAAAATGGGTTCTTATATTGAAGTAAAAGACCAGGATAGACTTTTCCTTATTTTCTTAATCAGAGAACTTACATTCCAACAAGGTAATTCATTAGTTGTTAATACTAAGTGTGGATGTGGTGCTGATATCGCTATCGATCTTAATCGTAAGCATTTTGTTACACACGGAATAGATGATAAATTAGAAAGATTCTTTAATCATTCAACTAAGTGTTACAACTTTAAAACTGTTAATGGTAAATTCTTTGAATTAACTCCTCCAAATATTGGATTACAAAAAGCATTTACTGATTATATCATTAAAGAAAATAACGAAAAACGCACTCCAAATTTATCGTTTCTTAAAATTATTCCATTTATGATGCCTAACAGAGCGTCTATTACTTATGATGGTATTAAAGCTAAAGTAAAAGAATTTGAAGAGATGGATGATATTTCATTCCAGTTCTTGAATTCTGCTGTAAGTAAAATGACCTTTGGTATCAAGGAATTGAAGAAAAATTGTGAGTGTGGTGAGGAGGTCCACACAGATATGCAATTTCCCACCGGAGCCTCAGGTATTTTCGTTATTCACGATGCCTTTGAAGCATATATTAAAGAATAAGTTATTGCTTCAGAAACATTTCCACGTTCAGGAAGAGGCTATGGATAAATGGCCTTTCTGGATGTTTGAGGAGAATATCAAACTTGTCAATGAAATCATTGAAGAAGAAGATAAAGATAGAAAGAAACAAGAAGGTGATCAGTCTAAGTCAATGCCAAACTACGACACCAACTCTATGATGAGAAATGCATCAAATATCGGTTCTAACTTTAGTATGCCAAGCTTCTAATAAATACTAAAACACTTCAAAATAAAAAAACCCACCAATGGTGGGTTTTTTGTTTTTATATAAAATTATTAAGCTCCATAACCAGAAACCAATTGAGGTGTAATACCTAATCCTTGGTCGATGTATTCATCAATAAAGTAGTCATAAACGAAGTCAGCTGGTACGTTTTCAATGATGTTGTTAGAAGACCAGTCAAGTGAGTAACCACCAATTTTAGTGATTTGTACGTTTTGGAAAGTAACACGTCTTAAAACGATACCTTTTTTATCGTGTTGGTTAACGATGATTGTACCAATGATATCACTCTTATAGTGAAGAGCACCATTTTGTGAGTTAAATACTAAGTCATACCAAGCTTTTAATGTGTTCCAAGTTTCCATAGAACCTTGGTCATTTACGTTCACCTGAATTGGAATAGATAATGTTCCGTCTGTTTTTGTAGGTGAAGTCATGAACATTCTTGTAGAGTATTTAAATCTTTGTGTTTTTGGTGCAACGTCAAATTCAGTAAGGTTCAAATCAATTTTTGTTGCGTTTTGTAACAACAAGAAAGGATCTCTAGTTTGAGCCTGTAGAATCAATGGTAAGACGAATGTAATCTCAAACAGGTTTAAGTATACTACTTCATCCGGAAACGTACCTGGTCCACCTGGTACACCATTGGTTGTGACTGTGGTAAAATGTGGTAATGGCATCTTATTTTTATTATTTTTTCTTTAA